CCTGTAGCTGCACCTATTCTGTATACACACTTTTCTACTGGGTATATATTTCCTGCATTTGTTTTTATAACGTACATTGTTCCCTCCGTTATGTTAATTAGTTTTTCTTTTTCTTAGCTGCTATTATTTTCTTTTTTAATTGATCAGGTAAGTTATGTTGACGACCAGTTAATACTGATCCACCTTCTTCATAATACTTAGCCATACCACCCATAGCTTTATAAGTAGCTTGCTCTTTAGTTTTTAAATTAGTTGGATTACTTTTACTATCTGTATATTTAAGCTTAGGTTTTTTCTTAGGCATTGGAACATTTGATTTTGCTCCTGCAATATTTGGATTTGCATTAATAACTTGCATTGCCATCTTTTGATATTTTTTACTTATCGGCATTAATCTCTCCCTGTAATAACCATACCACCGTCTTTATAGTAGCTAGAAACTTTTCCGCCTTTATTAAAACCCTTAGCTTTTTTCCAAGATTCAAAACTCATATATCCTGGTTTTTTCATTGGTGGATCTCCTACAGATACTTTATGAAAATTAGCACGTCTCCACTGTTCTTTTAAAGGTAAATTATTTACCAGCTTAAGACCTGGTATTTCTAATGAATTCTTTCCCATATTTATTCTCCAATAAAAAGGAGAGACTAATTAAAGCCTCTCCTAATAGTTTTAATTAAGACCGTAGATTGCTCCACATCCTAATGGGTTACGTACCTCAAGAGTGCACTCTTCAACCATCATACCTTTAGTTGAATCACCCTGCTGACCTACGTCAACCTCTTGTAGAGGTCTTAGGTAAGCTGTAGCAAACCACATTGGATCGTAAATCAATGCTGCAAGGTTTGCCGCATCTGGTCTACCACCTGATGTGAATTTATTAGATGCATGGTTATGTCCATGTATACCATCAAGTAAGTTAGATAAACCCATGATGTAGTTAGGTACAACCATAACTTCACCAAAGTCTGACATATAAACATCAACAGATTGTCTTAATTGACCACCTGCATCAATGTTTCTAACTACGCCAGTATCACTAACCATAAGATCAGAGAAGTCTCTTCGGATCTTTGGTGATACCATGATCTTTGAAGCTTTACCGCCTTGCTCATAAATCTTCTGCATAACAGAATCAATATCAGTAAGTGCTAAGCTTCCTCTTGTTGGAGGAGTAGAAGTTGAAGCAGCTACTGTAGATCTTAAAACAGCCGTACCTTCATTATCAGCTAAACTTCCTGTACCTGCAGAAGGTGCCATAAATTGGCCTACATATACAACTGTGCTTGCGCTGTTAATAAACGATTGAAAACCACCTGCGGATCTTGAACTACCATCTTGCGGAGTAATAGCAGAAGATACATTGTAAGAGTGAATCATATCAAATTCAACATCTCTTCGTAGTTCTGTACCACGCTTCTTAAGTTGGTATGCATATTCGTCTGCAACACCAGCTTGATCAACAGCTCGTCTAGTTCCTGACACAGCAATAGTCTTACCATTAATCTGTGTATAGTTACCTAGTCTTGTTCTTTGTGGTCCTGACTCTGCAAACTTACCACCAACAGCAGGTGTTGCAGAAGCGCCACCAGCAGCTGGGGCTAAGAAGTCTTGACCTTCAGGAATTCTTGAATTACCTGGAGCTTCGAGTGTGTCTGTTTGCCATTCATGATAAATAGCGGATGCTGATGATTTACCAATGTCTGATGTGAACGGAGTCTCATGTCTAGTAATCATTGTTATAAAGTTCGCTAAGTCTTCTCTTTGTGAGACGTTAGCACCTGTGCTTCGCGACGGACCGCCTGGGCCTCCAGTGGCGCGAACAGCTAATAGATTAGTCATATCTTAATTCTCCTAAGATTTAAATATTAGATAGTGACCGCTCGGCATAACTTTTTAGAAAAGCATCTTGATCTGCTTTTGATGAATCTTTACTTAAAGCTCTTTTCCTTAAAGCCTGTGCAGCATCTAATTTCTTTTGCTTTACAGGTTTAGATTTTTTAACAGGAACAGATTTAGTAGGCGCTACTTTTCTTTTAGCAGTACCTTTATTTAATCCTTGCTTTAAAATTCTATAATCATTAACAAACTTAACTATATTAGGATCAATGATAGTATCTAATACTTTTTCATCAATACCTTCTTTAAGTGCAAACTCACGAATATCTTTAGCAGTACTCTCATTAAATCCAGGAATTAAAGTAGGTATAGCTTCGTCAAATACTTTTAACTGCTCATTCCAAACTTTTTGCATTTGCTCCTGAGATTTTTCAGCAACGGTTTTTTGTAAACCTTCGCGTTCTTTTCTTGCCGTCCAATATTTCTTTTGAATTTGTTCTCGTTTATCTTTAAGTTCGCTAAGATTAAACGTATCGTTTTCATCTCTAGCTTTTTCGATTTTTTCTTCAAGTGCATGAAATGATTTTGCATGCTCTTGCTCCGACTTATATAATATAGCTACTGAAGCATCAGACATTTCTTTTACTTCACCTAGCTTTTTATTATAATCATCTTCGAAAGTTTTCCTTGCGTCACCAAGTTCACGACCCTTTTTAGAAAGAGATTGTTCAGTAGAATAACCTTTAATAAGATCATTAAAAGAAACTTCAGAATCTTGTCCATCAATCTTAATAGATACTTTAGCTTCTAAGTCTAATTCCTCTGGAGTAAATAATGTAGTGTCTTGGGTAGCGGATTCTTGATCAGCATCCTCAACTTCATCTTCTACTTCTTCAGTATTAGCTTCTTCTTCAACTTCTTGGTTCTCAGGTTCATCAGTTTCTTTCGGGTCTTCTATATCTTCTGATTCGCCTGGGTCAACTTCAGGTACTTGCTCTTCGGGTAGAGATTCTTCTTTCGGAATAAAATCCGAATTAGAAACAATGTCAGCCAGCAATTGTTCTTGTGTTCGACCATCCGGTGCAGCAGCATCATCCTTTAAGGGGGTAGAGGCTACTTCTGCTTCGGGTATTTGTTCGCTCATTTCTTATTCACCTCTTTTTTAGGTTTTAATAGTGAGTTGTATCTTTGTTGTAATGAATACAAATAATATAACTTATCACAGTTAAGTTTAGTTTTACCACCACTTCTGCTTGAATCATATTCTAATGTATTAATCATATCACTTATATTTTCCAATAACTTATCGTAATCAATTTCTCGATTCGTCATCATTGTCCTCCTTTAGGTATGGAATATTCTTTCCATATGTCTCGAAGTTTATCATTTTCTCTTTGACACTTCCTAGTGCCATAGCAGAAGAGTAGAGGAACTCTCGAGATTTAGTTTCATGCGGATCAGTCTTTAACCATTCTATAAATAGATCTATTAAGACTTCCCCATATACTTCATCAAAAAATTCATTTCTTTCCCTAGATGCAAAGTGCCCTTTAACATGGGCACGTCGCGCTAATTCTTCAGGATGTATTTTATGATTACCGTATGATTTTTTATTGCCCAGCTTCTTCTCAGCTGTCTCACGGTATTTGTCCATATCTTAGCCACCAAAAATTGGTACTAAGATCGGAGCTACAACTTCTTTTGTTAGGCCTAAAGCTAGTACTAGTTTAATACCAAAACTAACTACGCCTGAAAATGTAATTGGATCCATAATGTCCTCCTATTATTTATGCTATTAGTGTATTATATACAACTTCATTTACTTGCGCTGAAGTACCATGTGAAGTTGTTAAGCTAACTAATGTTTGTGCGCCATCATTTAAACCTTCAACGATTCTATAGTCTTTTGCTTGAACTGTAATATTTGATTGTACAGTTGTTCCAGCTGTTGCTACATCAAAGTTAATTGTTGAGTCGCTATCATTAGTAACCATTATTTTACCAGCGCCTGATCCAGCAGCTGTTGTAACTGTTCCAGATTGTGCTGCACCAACACCTGATGCATTAATTGTAACTGTGCCCATATTATTCTCCCTTTAAGATTTGTTTGGCCATCATTATTATTTGAGCATAGCTAGGATGCTCAGGTAATTGTGCGCCATCCTTAGTAGCTTTAATAGTAAGGTTGGCCCATTCTTGATAATGTTTATCAATAGCTACTGCTAATTGTTTTGAATTATCATCTTCTGTATTTTTGCTTTGCGCATTAGTAAAACCTATATTAGCTTCTACTAAAGTAGCATCAGCTGTAGCTTTTCTTGCTGCTTGTTGTCTGTTTTGTTCAGCTTCTTGTGATTGCTTTTGAATTGTTTCAGCAGCTCTTTGCTTAAACTCATCAGTAGTATAATCTTCTAAGAAATCATTACTATCTAAACTCATTGCTTCAATTAACTTAGTAGCTAATATAGCAGGAGCTGCAGGTTTAATTACCATACCTACACCTTGACTATTTAATGCTGGTAATATTTCTGAACCTATCTTAGATAATTTTGCAATTTGATTAGCATTAGAGTTTTCACCAATGTCTAATAAAATTTCTACATCCATATTAGAAGGTAATGTTTCTATATTAACTGTACCATATACTCCTTCTAAGTTGTATGTCATTTTACCTTTCATATTTTTACGCATAGTTTCATATATACCAGAAACTAACTTTTTAAATCCAGTCTCAGCAAACCTACGTGCAATATGTTGTATTCTTTTCTGCGCTGCAGACTGCACAGCAGCTAGTTTTTGCTCTGAGTTACCTGATATATACAAAGTATCGTTAAGACCTTGTGCGGCCTTTGACATGCCCGTTGCTTGTTCTTTTATTACCTGCAAGTACTCTAGTAATGGCACAGTACCTGAAGATATTGTTTCAGGCGCCATCTGTTGTACTGCATTTACTGGACTACCGTTAGTTGGTATAATCTGTTTAGGCTTCATATTCTGCAATGCACTAAAATCAACTACGTTAGGATCTGCAAGCTTAGGCGAATAGTTAGTTAAGTAAGTATTTTCTACAAAGCCACGCAGTATAGCTGTAGATGCTAGAGTAGATGACCTACTAAAGTCTGCCATTGACAGACCATAAAATTCAAATGGAATATCAATAGGTGTAATAGATGCTAGTGGTATGTTATCAACGTCTTCTTCGTACATTATATAGTCGCCAACAGTTATTATATGCTTTAATTCTGCAATACCATCACCATCTCTGTCTACATTTACCCATGCTTCAGTAACTGTTACAGTTTTATTAGCTTCTAATGCTACATCTGCTTCTACCATACTACCAGATATATACTCTTGTCCAGTAATTTCTTTTCTTGCTGCAACTTCTTCTGAATATCTTAAGCTACCACCGTAAGAATTATCTCCTAGCTCGTCCCATTCTGTAATATCTTTAGTTTCTTCCGGATAATGCTTACGTAATTCTGATCTTGTCATCTCTGTTTGTATACCAACAAAAGATGCTTCTTCAATTGATGTAGATTCACGGGATATTCTAAAGTTTTCTGGTGGTACTAACTCTAGCTTTACACGAGATCTATCAATTGTTCTTTTAATTCGTACGTTAATGTACATTAACTCTACATTAGGTTCATCTTTATCTATAGGATTTATAGCATCAACTACATTTTCAAATTGAAGATCCCCTACTATTTCTATATCGTCTGCAGCAAGTAGCTCATCTAACTTTGTTTGTGATATTCTTTCAAACTCTTCAAACTTATGATCTTTATCTTGTACATATGTCCAACGACACACAGAATTTTTCCATAATAAAGAAGCTTTAATCCATTGCTGTAGCAATTCCCAGCCATTATTCTTTTTAAACAAACAATAATTAACTATAGCTGAAGCATCTTTTGCCGCAGCAAAGCTGCCTGGTGAGTCATCATAAGGTACAAATCGTGCTAATCTATGATTACTTAAGAATAAATCTGATATAATAGCTGTATATGCTTCTATAACTTCTGTTGTAGATGTATCAACAATAGTGCTTACACCTTGTGGTGTTAAATGACTTTCAGGTACACCTGCATATTCATATGTAGCTTTTAATCTTTCTCTTGATAAGTCTGCAGAATCTAACCAGTCACCACTAGAATTCATTATTCCTTTATCAATAAGCTCAACTAATTCATCATCAGTAACTTTTTCTTTATATCCATAAGGTTCGGTCATTTAGCTTCTCCTCTGTACATAGGCACTTTCTTTTTTAGTTGTTCTAAATCTTTAACTGCATATGAACCTGCTTTAGGAAGAACTCTCTCTTTCTTTTCTTTCTTCTTACCGCTTAAGTACTTTGGATCTCTGCCATCCTGTATATATCTTTCAAACATATTCCGCTCCTGGGATTTTAACATGTACATTCTTTTGTATTTGCTAGCTCTGCTAATAATTCTTTATTTCTTTTTAACACTTTGTAATGTGCTTTCTTTAATTCTTTATAATCCATTTTAAGTAACCATAAGTCTTGCCTTGCTGCTAACATTTCTCTTCGTAATGTTTCTTCAAAACTGTCTTCATGGTTTTCCCAACC